ATGACTACCCGTGCACCCTTTGATGTCTTCACCAGCTGCGGTCTTGAGTCCGCCTCCGATGTCATCCTCCTCGCGGTGGTGTCCATGGTTCCGGCGCTCGTCATCGGCTTCGTGGTCGGGCTCACTCTATGAATGTCGATGGGTCTTTAGATCCGCTGGCGTATGCCCTCGGGGATATGTGGCCGTTCTTTTGGCCCGTGGCAGGCGTTGTTCTTGCCATTATGGCGTTCCTGTGGGCGTCTCGTACCGGTGGTCGTCCCGTTCGCCGTGGACGTGACACCGGCGCGATTCTTTGCCGTGCATGCCTCGATGCAGGTCACAGGGGCGTTCTTCGGCATGACTCGAAGCCGTTCGAGAATTTGCCTGTCTGTCGCACTCACGTGCCCGCACGTAGGGTTGATTGGTCGTGAACGCCGATCCCAAGCACGTGCGCCCCGCGATGGTGGTTGTTTTCCTGTCCGGCGCTCTGGTCCTGTACTCGGTCTATGAGACGCGTGTATTGGCCTTACGCTGGCGCCTCCTCCACGGCCTCACCTATTCCGGTCGGGGGTCGCGACTATGATCCCTGTTGCCCTTGCCGGCGCTAACTTCCTGACGCTTCGATGGATCGGGGACGTACCGCGGTTCGCCGCTGAACCGCTCCATGCATCGGGCACCCTGCCCGCTCTCGTCGGCGCATTCCTCGGGCTCTTGTTCTGCGCAATGGCGGCAACCACCTTCACGGTCTATCTCACCGGGCAGGATGTGCGCCGTGGTTGATATGGCCTACCTCATGAGTGCCCCCGGGTCCCAAATCGTCGCATTCCTCGCTGGCTGGCTCGCCGGGCTTTTCTCCGCCGGTGTCCTTGCTCTGGTGATGAAACCTTGACGCCCACAGACGCCGCCGGTTTCTTCGGCGCTCATGGACTCATCCTCGGTCTTCTCTTGATCCGATCAATCTTCGGGCGGTTCACTCATGTTTGAGGAGCTGCTCAAGACCTTCGCCGTAGGTTACGGCGGTGGTGTGGCGTTCGTCGTGATCGCCGCGTTCCTTCGACTCCGCGAAAGGGGGTGAAAACAGAATATGACCATTGACTACGCAACCGCGTTCGCGTCTCTCTCGACCTCCATCGCTTCGGCGCTGGGTGACGCTCTGCCCATCGTTGTCCCGATCTTCGGTGCCCTCGTGGGCCTGACGATCTTCGTCTCCGTCCTCGGCAAGTTCGGCGTTCGCGCCTAACCTCTGAGTTTTGGTGGTCCGTGCCTTCCCCGGGGCGGCACGGACCACCACTCCTCAGAGTTTTACCTCTCAAAGAAAGTAGGGTTTGTGACCTCCCTTCGTGCACGCTTAGCGGGCTCTCTTGCGGCAGTATCGCTCTTGGGCCCGCTGGGCGTGCTCTTCGTATTCGCGGCCCCTGCTACCGCCTCAACCGTCCCCGCAGGGTTTTTCCCTTGCCCCCCGGGCGCCCCCGAAAATTCTTCCGTGTGCTCGGTCGCTGGTTGGCAAGTGGCTATCTATGAGGGCACCGTCACCCAAGCGCAAGCTGCCGCCGCCGGTGTCGTCACAAGCGCCGTTGCTGGCACCAGTGTCACCGGCGCAGCTGCTGTTGCTGGTACCGCCGTCACCGGTATTGGTATCGCCGGAGTTGCCTATAACATCTTGCACGCTGATACGTCAACCACGGATCTCGCGATGATTGCCACCGTTCCGTCCGGTTGGGCGGCCGGCGTCAATACCACCAGGTTTGGTTCCTGGATTGGTGACGGCTTCTCGACGTATGACCTGTACACGACTTTGAAGTTCGACGTAGTCGCCGGTACCTGGATCATGGGCCAATCAGCGGTGCTGACGGTGCAGTACTCGATCGCTGAAGTGGTGAAATACAACGGCTATATGAACTTCCCGAACAACAGTGATTCGTTTTGGATTCAGGAAGGTACTGGTGTGGTATCGGTGTTGGACGGTAACCCGAATTTGTGGCAGGGCTGGACCGACTACGTGGTCGGGGAGACCAAGCAATTTCAGATTCAGGTCCCCGTGGGTGTCACCGCTCTCAAGTTCGGCAAAGCGATCCTTTATCCAGACGGGCATGACCTCTATCAAGCCGGACAAGCTGCGGGCCTCAACGGCCAAATGGTCAGCACGATTCAATGCTTATCTGCAAGCGGCGCGCTACGCTCTGAGGTCTCAGTCACTGAGGTCTCCGGGGTCACCGGCAGTGTTGCCGACATCGGCCTTCCAGCGGTCTCCTGCGGTGCGGGAGAAGTCCTTGCGGAATGGGTGGTGGACTGGGTAACCTCCACCGGAACACAGAACGTGTACAACTACAGTGCCCCGTCCTGGGTCAGGGCTATCCCCGTTGAATACCCCGGTTGCGTCGATGGCGGCTGTCAAGTCTCCCTCTGGCAGATCGTCTCTGGCTCGCCCTCGCTCTGGTGCGGAGCCGCCGCTATCGCCTGCCCACAGTGGTGGGTTGACCCAGACAAAGCCCAACACTATGAATGCCGGTACGGCACCTACGCGGCCCCCCTCGGCCTCTGTGGCGTCTTCCGTGACCCCGGCAACATCTCCCCCAACACCACACTGCGCGTCACCACTGAAGGCACGATTGTTGGTACGTCAGACCCCGTAATTTCAACCGACCCGGACGCCTACCTCGAGATTGACACTCTCGTCAAAAATCCCACGCCCGATTGGGACCCCGACCCCGTCCCCGACCTCGACCCCGACCCCGACCCCATCCCCTCCCTCAGTTCCTCCGACTGCTTCCCCCACGGTTACGGAGCCTTCAACCCCCTTGAGTGGATTTACCGTCCCACCGTGTGCGCTCTCAGCTGGGCCTTCGTCCCCACTACTGGCGTCACCATGGTCAAAACTGAGACGGTGCTTGACGACTCCGTGGTTGGCGGCGTTCGGAACGGTCTAGGCCACTTCCTTCTGGTCGCTTGGCCGGGCGTACATAACGGGTGTGAACCCCTCTACGTTGGTACACCCTCCGTCTTCAAAGGAGAGTCCGTCACCGTCACTCCGTGCGGCACCATTCCGCTTGCGCTCGCCGCTGTTATTCGGCCCCTCCTGGTGGTTTTGTTCTGGCTCGCCGGGATTTTGCTTTCTGTCGAAGTGGTCTTGAAAGCCTTCGATATCGACCTCATGCTCCGCAAGTCAGCTGCGAGCGCCGAATGATCACGTCAGCGCTTCTCTCGTTCGTTGACACAGTCGCCGCGTTCTTCCTCAACGGCTTACCAGACTCCCCCGTCTGGGTTGAATCCTTCGGTGTCGGCGGCTCCGCCATGCTCCAGGGCATCCTCGACGGTGCCGCAAAATGGGGCTTTATCGTCCCGTTCGAGACTATTGGTCCCGTGTTTCAAATCGCTATCGGCTCTTTCGTGGTTGCCATTAGCGTCAAAGTTGTCCGCATCGTTCTTTCCTACGTAACCCTTGGTGGTGGCATGTGATCTCCGAAACTATGGACCCGGCGAATGAGGCGGACGTGGTCGAACCGGTCGAGAGCGGCGCAGCCGCTGAGACGGTCGAGCGCGTCGACACAACGCCCGGCCAAGTTCGGAATTTCCCTCGCACCTACTCTTCACTTGTCGACGGCTGTCCCGTCGTGGGGTACACAGGGGCGAACGGTGCGGGTAAAACACTGGTTGCCGTCTCTGACGCGTGCCGCGACCTCTCGCTAGGTCGCCCTGTCTACTCCACCGTTCACATAGACAGCCCCTGGGGTTCTTCACAACCGATCAAATCCCTTCGGCAACTCCTCGACATACACGACGCGACGATCCTTATTGACGAAGTCGCGACCGTGTTTTCATCGCGGTCAACCGGCTCACTACCTGACGAAGTCGTCACGTTCCTACAGTCGATGCGTCACCAGGGGGTTACGTTTCGGTGGACCGCTCCGGCATGGGCTCGCGCTGAGCTGCTCGTGCGGGAAGTCACGCAGGTCTCGGTCGGTGTGTTCGGAGTGGGCAAACTCAAAGTCAAGGGTTCGTTTTGGCGTCGGCCTATTTTGGTGGCCGCTTCCGCTTTCGACGTCACCACACTCGCCGTCGACAAGAGTCCCGAAAAGCCCATGTTCGGCAAGAAACGGCTGTACGTGCCCAAGATGCTCCCCGGCTGGGGTCGATACGACTCGCTCGCTGACGTCTCCCGTATCGGGTGGCAACTCCAAGGCGGTAAGTGTGTTGACTGCGGGGGCGGTCGAAAGGCCGAACTGTGCACGGTCGACCGTCACGAGCTGCTCGGTATCGACGTGCATGGTGCCGCCGATTATGGCCGTCCCAAGCGGGCCGTAGGCCGCGGGGCCGGTGCCTTGTGAATCTTCGCTTTTGCGAGCGCTCCGCTGACGGCACTCCTTGCCCTGGGTGTGCAACCGACAACACCGTCGAGGTCGGCTGGGAGCGTCGAACCTCCACGCATGTGCACGAGGTTTTGTGCGTTGCCTGCGGTCGTGAGTGGGACGTAGCGTGTCCTCGCTCCGCTCAGGTGCCGAACCCCTCCGGCTTTCCCATAGCGAGCAGCAATGGTCCGGGAAGTGGGCTTGTCAACTCCCACAGTTCCGCTCAGCCTTTCATCGGTCCTCACCCTGCGCAGGTGCGGTTAGCACCTTCCCCCGAGTTGACAAACCCACTGGAAGACCAATGATGACGCGTCGGGAAACCGTAGGGGCCCCCTGGTTGGTGACCTCGGCCCCCGACCTGTGCAACACTGGGCGTGTTGCGTTTGGTCCGTGCACAAGTTCCCCGGCTCAGGGGGTTGAAACTGTGACGTAAGCGAGGCCTTACCCAACCTGAACTCTTGATCGGTCTTTGACGAGACCACAGACACGGAGGACACGTGCTCGCCACGTACACAAACGCAGGGGTCACCACCACGACCGAAATCGCGGTGGTGACTCCTGCTCCTACTTACCTCCCCTCCGCCGACCACGTCGACATGGCCGCTGACGCCGTTCGTGCCGTCCTCGGAGACTGGAAAGCCCGCAATCACACACTGCGCGGTCAAGGCCTTCCCATGGGCAAATATCACGTGCGTCACGGCGAACGTTTCACTCTTCAGATCTCCGGCGGAGTAGTCGCACTCAGGCGCCAAGAAATGAAGCCGTACGAGTCCCACGATGTCCCCTGGCACGACACGTCCGAGCTGACTCTCTTCGACATTAAGGAAGATGACGACTTTTACGAGGAACCCACACCCTCGCGCGCGATCACCGAATGGTCGCGCCCCTCACGCGCTCGTTTCCACCGTCGAATGGCCGAACTCGACTACTCGCCCTGGGAAGACAAACGCCTCGGTATGGTCACTCTGACACTTCCCGATCACTGGCAACGCATCGCACCGACCGGCGCCCGTTTCAAGGAACTCTTGGACGCGTACCGCAAAGCATGGGAACGCGCGACCGGCGCCCCCCTGCTTGCCGTGTGGAAACTCGAATTTCAGGGACGCGGAGCACCACACCTGCACATGCTCTGCGAGATTCCGAAACTCATGGGTGGTCTACCCGGTCCCGAATGGATCGGCTCTGCCTGGGTCAAGATTTGCGACCCTCAGGGCAAAGACCGTGCACGCATGTGGGCCGCACATCTACCGAACGCTAAGCGACCTTCGGGAGTCGTTGACTTCTCGCACCGTGCCACCGACCCCAAGCGCATCGCGGTCTACTTCGGCAAACACTCCGCTAAGACTCGTGACTCAAAGTCATATCAGCACGTCGTCCCCCGCGAATGGCAACAGCGCGGTGCCGGTCCAGGGCGCTTCTGGGGCTACTGGACGCTCCAGCGCGCCGTGGTTGAGGTAGAGATAGCCCGCCATGACTTCTATCGCGCCAGGCGCATTCTTCGCCACGTTGCACGCTCCCGCGCTGCGCTCCATCTCCTAGGACTACGCCGAGCCGCTCAAGTGGTGAGCGAGCCTCTTCGGCGGGCCACCCTCGAAAGCCTTCGCGTACCTGACACGCGCCTGCTTCGTGGTCAAGGCGGGGGCTGGGTCCTCACTAATGACGGACTCCTCACCGCGTATGACTTGGCGCGGGCGCTGGCGAATCCCGCGTAAGTTCCGCGCCGCTCCCGCTATCTCCGCCGCTTCAATCGCGCCATAAAGGTCGTTTGCGACCAACAAAAGAGCTGCGCGACCGGCGAACTCGGTGAAAACGTCGTCGTACGCGTCCGCGCTCGACATTGACCGCCGATAAATAGTCGTCACTGCATCCGTGAGAGCGGTGGTCTGCTTCGCGGTAAGTCCTGTCCATGGGGATCGCGTCATATTCCCTCTATCGGCACGGTTGCCAGAGTGCTTTCGGGACGTTCGCGTGTGCCTGGTGCTCGCCGACCTCATTTTGTGGGAAACCTACAGGCGATCGCCTCGTCGACGCGGCTGCCGGCGGACCGTTAAAGGCTAGCAAACTGGGACAATGGCGACATTTTGGACTGTAGGAAACCTCCAAACAACTCACAGCTGCGCGACCCGCCAAACCGACCCCGCGCGGGCTCCTGCTTGTCCTGTACGTCAAAACTCGACGCGGAATTGCTCACCGTGACTCGGGCTGTGTTGTGCGTTGTCGAAAAGTCTGCTAGACATATCCCAACATCAACGGTTCTTGACGGGACCACAGACAAAGGAACGATCATGGCCGAAACGCCGATCAGCGGACTTGTGCTCCGCCGCTCAAAGAATGGGTTCATCAACGACGCCAAGGAAGAGATCGAGTACTTCGATGCTCTGGTGTTCGACCCCGAAACTTTCGACCTCGTTCTTGTCCGCTCGGGCAAGGCCGAAGGTCTCTCCGAATTGGCTCCCGGTACCGAAGTCGTGGACTTCCCGGTTGAGGTCCTCGGCACACACAAGATCACCGTCGTCAAGTCCCGTCCAGTCGGCATGGCTGGCGCCAACGTCCCGGAGTTCTACTAG